CTAAGCTATTGAAAGGGCGGGGCTATGGTGCAAACTGCAACCCATATTTTCGGCCTGGCGCTAGCGATGTCGAGCGCGAATGCCCCCCGCATACAAAATGCGCAGGAAGGAACCATGAGCTCAAAAGCCACAGTGGCTGATCATCTGCTGATTGGCTGACGAGCCACTAAGCTCGACGCGCCTTCTCGACGTGTCACCGTCATAGCAAACTCGATTTGCGCGCCGCAATGGGGAGAATTGTAACAGAGCATCAGCATGACAATTCACCCCATTGCGTAGCACTTCAGGCCGCGCGTGAACTTGGCTGCAAGCCGAAGTGACTCGCCAAGATTGCAAGCGCAGCAATGAGAATTCCGCCCGCGAAAGGCTGTGACACAGGCCTGCCACTCCAACCGCTACGCGCCGACCATTCGCGCACCGACATCTCAAGCCCCACAACAAACCAGATGCAGGAGCCTGGCGGGCTATCGTCTCCGCCAAGCGCATCCATGGCAGCAAACACGCGGCGACGCGCGTCAAGCTGACGGTTGGATAGACGATCAGCGGTTGATCCTGGGAGACGGATCAGCTGTGAGGTTGACATGCTATCGAGTGCAGCACTGCGAAAAAGTGTTCGGAAAATGCAACCTGCCTCGTGCATCTCTGGCGTGACGGTTCCGTTGGACAGCATCATGCCGAGTGTATCCACGGCGCGGCGGTGCCGGACCGGAGTGCCCGTCTCGGGATCTGCGTCGCGGATTGGTGCGCCGACATCGCCATGCTGCAGGCGCCATTTGGACGGCGCTGACAAATCCTCACGCGGCTTGGCGGGATGTTTGGTCTTGCGCTTAGCGGCCATGGTTGTTTCCTCCATTGCGCCGCCCCCAGCGGCGATTGGCTTCGTTGGTGATGGCTTGGCGCAGCCAGGGATCGGTGATGTCGTCCACCGCGATGCTGGCCACGCCATGCCGATGCCACGCGGCGGCGCGCATGGCGTTCAATTCGGCGTCGTTGGTTGTGCTGCGCAGGCGCGTGATCGGGTTCTGCGCGAGCATCGGGGCGCCGTGCAGGCTCATGCCCGGCCTCCCTCTGCGTCCGTCGCCCAGAGCAGCAGGGCCAGCGCATCGGCTTCGTTGTCATCCGCTGGTGCGAAGCCGCGAGCACGCATGGCAGCGACCATGGCCGCCTTGTCGGCATTGCCCTTTCCGGTCGCGTAGCGCTTGATCGTGCCGACTGGGACGCCCTGGTAGGCGATGGCGCGTTCCTCGCACCATGCCGAAAGATGGGCCAGAAAGCCGCCGTAGAGGTGTGCGGCGTCAGTACCTGCATGGGCCCGCACTTCTTCGAATGCGATTTGAGACAATTCGCCGGCGAGGTGCGTGGCCTCGGTCAGCCAGGCGCGAAAGCGGAGAAACCGCATGCCACCGCCCTCGAAGCGGCTGGGCCGAAAGGTCATGGTGCCCGAGGTGATCGCACCGTCGCCTGAGCGCAGTGCCCAGCCAGTGGTGGTGCCGAGATCGAGCGCCAGCACGGCCCGTCGCGGTGCGGCGCCGACATCGCAATCGGAAATGATGGGCGGCCTGCTTGCCAGCGCCGCGGACATGGGGAGAGTCGAGAGAGCCATGATTGTCTCCTGATGGGGATGGTTGTGGTGAGGGCGGCGGCGGTGGGGTTCTTGGCGGAGCACACCGTCGCTGCCCGGCTTTGGGGATGGGATGTTGGGGAGGGTCGTGAACGCGCCCCCTGACCCCACGGGGGTGTGGTGTGCGCGCGCCTTTTTTGGCGCGCATGCACACCCCCCGTAGGGGGGTAAAATTCTGGCAACTTGGCAACTGGTCGTAAGGCACTGAAATTGCTGATGAAAAAGCAGTTGCCAGACCAGTTGCCAGAGTTGCTGGCTGGCAACTGCTCGCGACCTTTAAGCCATTGATCTTACAGCGAAAGCAGTTGCCAGAAATGAGCAGTTGCCAAGTTGCCAGATTGGCAACTGGTCCATTCTGGCAACTGGTCGGGGCGTTCATGGCGCCTCTCCACCGGGGGCGCGGACCCATACTTCCGGGTTCTCGACCTCGATCGCGGCGCCTGTGGTGGGCTCCTTGAAGTGGCTGGGCAGGACCCGCTGGAAGGTGGTGCGGATCTCTCCGGTGTCGGGATCAACCGTCTCCTCTCCGCGACCGAATTCCATGTCCTCGATGACGAGGTAGCCGAATTTTGATCGGCAATATGGCAAGCCGAAGGGACCGCCATCCTTCAGGAACTTGATGTAGCCCTTGGTGGCGAGGACGCTGATCCGCTCACGGATGGTGGAATTACCGCCGAGACCTGCCTGGTTCTCAAATTGCTCGGCGAACTGCGCGCTGGTGTAGAGACGACCCTGGACGGCTTCCTCGGCCAGTTGCGTCAGAATGACATCGTGCCGGCGAACGCGCTCTGCATCCAGCTTGCGGCCGATTTCCTGCCTGACCAGGCGCTCGCCGTGGCGATCAAGTTCGATCCAGGCGCCGTTGCGCTTATCGACCAGCATGGGTTCCAGACCAGGCCCATTGCGCAATTCCACATGCAATTCGCGCCCGGTCTTTTCCTCATCCGGGCGGAACAGGATCATGCCGGAGGTGTAGAAACCGCGCAGCGCGCTGGCGCCAGAGAGCGACAGGAAAGGATCATCCTTTACCTGCTGCTTGCTGAGCTTCTTGGTGTGGTGCGCCAGGATGACACCAGCCTCGGGCGCTACCATGTCGCGCAGTGCCTCCACCCGGCTTTGCAGAAAAAACAGCATGGCGCCGTTGTCGTTCTCGCCTTCGCCCTCGGGGCCGCCATCAAACAGGTTGCGGATCGGGTCGATGCAGATGATGTCGGGCGGCGCATCGGGGAAAGCGCTGCGGATGCCGGCGGCCACCAGCCCCACGCCTTGTTCGTCGAGCAGCATGCGAAGCTTTGGCGTGACCACCAGCGTATCGCGCGCCCTGGACAGGATGGCCGGATCAAGCCGCAGCTGCTGCAAGCGTTCGCGCAGGTAGTGGTATTGGATCTCCGCCTGGAGGTAGAAAACGCGTAGCGGCCTTGGCGCAGTAAAGCGCAGGAATGGTGCGCCGGCGGCGGCATGGATCAGCAGGCTGATCAGAAAATCGGATTTGCCGACCTTGGGCGCGCCGCCCAGCACCAGCATCCCGCCCGGCGTCAGCAGGCGCGGCCCGATCAGGTCATCAGGCATGGGCGAGGTATCATCCAGCAGTGCGCCAAGTGGGTAGGATGCGATTTCGGCTGGTAGTGACTCGGCACGCAGGGTCGCGGGCCCATTGCGCGTGACATGCCGGGCCCAGATCGCGTCAGCCTCGGCCTTAAGGCGCTCCAGTGGCCATGTTGGGCGCAGACAGGCAGCGTTGTAGCCGCAGATGGCTTCCCAGCCCTCGTCGGGCGTCATGCGGCCTTCATGCACCTGGCGGATGAAATGCCCGATGGCGGCACTGGCGCCCTGAAACCGCGTCCAGGCGTCCTGGGCGCCCTCACGCACGGGTGTGGAAAGGATGGCGTCCAGCCCTGGCTTATCGGCCTGGGTGCCAGCCTGTGGCCGATCCTGGCCCGGCAGAAAGGGCATGGCGGCAATGGCCTCGGCGAAGTCGCCAAGGTCCAACTCGCGCTCGGGGTTCTGGGCGCGGATAGTGACGATGCGCTCCGCGCCCGCCTTGCGATAGACCGTGCCGGGAACGCGAATGGGCTGATGGGCAGAACGGAAATGCGGATCGCCACCGACCTTATCGGCGATCTCACCGCGCAAGGCGCAAAACCGCGCAAGCTCTGCCCCCTCTGCCGGTTCGGTCAGTTTCCACCAGACATGCAGCTTGGCCGCGCCTTCGGCGGTGCGCCCACCGCTTTCGACAATCAGCGTCGGTTCACCAAGATGCTGCAACAGGTGGGAAAGCTTGGCCGCGATATCCCCGGTATCGAGATCCACCACCATGGCCTGCATTTGCAGCACATGCTCGGCGCGGGCCTGGCCATGCTCTGCGACCGTGCCGGGAATGACATAAACGGCGCTACCTTCGCGCGCGGCCCAGGCGGCATAGGTGGCGAGCAATTCCGGCGCGGTTGCATCGGCAGGGATCCAGATATTGTGCGGCTTGATCGTCAGCCCTTGCCCCTGATCGACAAAGCCGCGCATCGGGATGAGCCCCTCGCAATAGCTGAAGGCCACTGCGAGGAAGCTCTTGATCTGTTCCAGATCCGGCGCGGCAGGTGTTGCGATCGAATGCCCTGCGGCGGGAAGTCGCTCCTCCAGCGTCGCTGCCGCGTCGTTGAAATCGGTCCAGACCGTCATGCCGGCTGGCCCCAGCACCGCTTTGCCCAGGGGCAAAAGCGGCATTCGAAGTGATCGGAGGCCGTGGCAACACGCGGCAGCAATTCGCCGGCGTCACTGGCGCGCAGGATGCGCACCGCCCGGTCTGACATGCGCTGTGCCAGTTCAGCGTTGAACGGCACCAATTCATGATGCAGTTCCGCGGTATCCTTGTTGATGGCGGTGAATAGCGCCGGGTTATCCGCAACACCTGGAATGGCCGCGTCCATATAGGCTTGGTAGATTGCGATCTGCGCGGCATAAATCGGCTTGGCGGCCGCCACACCCTTGCTCGCGGTCTCGCGCCAGGTCTTGGCGTTCATGGTTTTGCATTCCCAGAGTGCGGGGAATGCCATGCCGGGAATATCGGGCCCGCCGGCTATCACGCCATCCACATGGCCGCGAATGCGCCCGCCCACGATGGAAAAGCCGAATTGCGGTGCCTCGGGCTGATCACCCTTGCGCGTGAACAGTTGAAAGCCGGCGCCGCGCAGCCAGGCCACCGCCAAATCTTCCAGCACATGGCCGATGGCAAAGATGCGGAGCAGCCTGCCGTCAAAGCCGGCACCTTCATCCTTGGGCGCCTGGAGGTATTCGAATTGCAGCGCACGCTCACAGGCATGACCAAGGCGCGAGCCACCCAGATAGCTACGCGGCGCCTGGGCAGCGTTCTCCTGCTCCAGCGCGGTATCAATCGCTGCATTGATCACAAGGCCAGCTTGGCTGCGGCTGTTGAAATCCAGCATCAGAAGGGTATCTCCCCGATTGCTTGCAGGGCGCTGGCCCGCATGGCGTCCTGAAAGGCGCCGACCGCGACCTCGATCAGCGTCAGCACCTGGGCCTCGTTCAAATCGCAAAGGCGCGTGTTCCAGCCGATTTCCTGCATGGCCTCGCCCAGGTTGCGCATGGCAGCGCGCATGGCGGCTTGTTCCTGCTCGGACAGATCAACCATGGCGGGCGATCTCCGTGCCAAGCGCGACCAAAAGCCCTGGCAGGCCATGCTGCAAAACATGACCGAGGGGCGGCGCTGTCTCTGCTTGATTGGGTCGAACCAACCAAAGCCGAGTGCCGGGCGCGCGCAGACGGCGCAGGGGTATTGGGCAGCGCGCGTCATGGCTCATGCTGCCCTCGCCAGATTGGCGCCCTGCGCATTTTGGATCAGGTAGCGGATAGTGTTGCGATTGAATTTGAAGGTCAGCAGCGCCGAGGCGTGATAGCGCGTCAGGCTGTAATCGCTGCGCCGCTCGGGCTGGAGATGCGCCAATTGCCGCTCGGTCGGTGGCTCACGCAGCCAGCGGCGGCTTTTATGGGCGCTTTCATCGGTTTCGTGCTCATTCAGCCAGTCATCCGCGGCGGCAAGTGCGACCATGCGTTCGCCGATGGAAAGCAGCCTTGTCTGTTCGCCCCGGGTGCCACCGACCGCGTGCCAGGCGCCATTCAGGAAAAAGATGCCCGCCCAGCCATGAAAGCCATTGGCCAGCAGTGACGCGTCATCACCG